CTACTTCTTCCTTTGCAGGTACTTCGTAGCCGTAAGATTCCATGATGTTCTTTGCGACATCGTCTGAAACAAAATTATAATCGATAAATTGCATATTATTTGGTTTTTAAGAAGCTCTTTATAGAAGCCTCTAGGTTATTTAGTCTCTCATCTTGCTCAAGATCTCTTTCTTCTATATCTTTTTGAGAAACTGTATTACCGAGATCGGTAAACTTTTTCATCCAAGTACGACCTCTCTTAGAGAAGAATGGTACTACGATGAAAATTAATAGATACATCCAACCTAAATCCCATACTAAACTTTTAGTTTCGTGGATTGTAGATGCTACTGTGCCTGGAGCTGGTTTTCCTGTTTGAGCAGCTGCTAAAGCTACTGCGTCACTTACAGGAGCAGAGTTACTTGGGAATGCCATTTGAGCTGCTGTAACTCCAACTGCACCTCCGATAGCTGCTGTGGCTGGACCTCCTAATGAACCTGCTGCTCCACCTATTGCTCCACCAGCTATAGGAGCTAATGTAGAGCAAGATGCTAGTAATGTTAAAAGTATTAGAAATTTTTTCATGTTATGATGTTGGGTTGCCTTGTCGTTGTTTAGTTTCAATAGCTACTAACTCTATGTACATCTTATTAAAAGTTTGAATGATGTCTGTTGCCCCTAAGCTGCCAACCTGTATCAGGGTGTCGGCAATGCTTAAATAGAAATCCTTATCCCTATTAGACTGGTGGACCTGATCTTCATATAAAGGTATCCAACCCTGCCATTCCCAATATGTTTTTAGATCTGGTAAGTTAGGATAGCCTAGAGTATCCGAAAATACAGGGATACATTGTGCCCTCCAGTTGACGGGATCTGCGGATTGGCAGACGAGGACTTGGTAGTTGGCTGGAGAGGTTCCAGTAGTACCTCTGTTCGGATATTCGTCATAAGATGACGCTGTTATCTTGACGTAGATTGACGTGATATTTCCTATCTTTACTGAACTTAGCTGTAGGTCGTCGGTATGATGAGGATCCGGAGCGACGCCGTTGGCTAGGCCGGGATAATCCTGAGCCTCAATTGGCACGATGCCACCTCCAGCATCAACGGCTAGGTCATCCATGGAAATCAACTTCTTGTCAATGCCATTCGCAGCGCCATATGCGGCGACGCTAAAGGGTCTCATATACAATGTATCATCAGCCAGAGGGTATCCACCTGTGTCTAAAAGTTCTGCTGCACTGAGTATCCTGGTAGTCATCTGCGGCTTAAACTGGAATTCTCCGGCACTGAGTACGAATTGTAAAGTATCGTACTGTGTTGGATCACTAACTATATTACAATAATTTAGGTCGTTAAGTTCTAATACCTTAGGCTCATACAGAGCTGAAGTAGTAAATGTTGCTACATTCCAGCCAAGAACATATCTCTGTAGGTTGTTACCACTATAGTCGTTAAGTGGCGGAGAGCTGGATACATCTAGAAAATGTGTCGTTTTAGATACGTAGAATTGATCAAGCCACTTTTGATCTATCTCGGCCATAGTATACATATTATTTATAATCTGATTAACCTTACCTACCAGTGTTGTACTATCGCGTGCTAAATCAATTATAGGTATGTTATCTACTTCGTAGTAGTAAGGGGTAGAAGCTTTATGATATCTTATACTTCCTAACTCTGCATGATGTATAGGGATATGCGCCATTTATTACTCCTCGTAATTAGTACCTAGAGGTGTGATAACTTGAACAGCTTCCAAACTAACTATCATTGATTGGATGTCAGTATGCCAAGCGCCGCTGGTTACATCTTTGCCCACTTTCCAGTGAAATCTTCTATTGGAATGAGGTCCAATCTGTGGTTCAACCTTTACCCACACAGCTTGGTTGAAATTAGTTACTCCGTAATGGGTTGATATTGGACCAAATAGTTTCTGAGATCGCATCCAATCGCCGTGTAAGGGCGTACTGATACTTCGATAAGCCTCTTGCGCTGCAACATAAAACTTGGCGGGAGCAGAGCTCTGAATGCCAGCGGCATCGCGGTGGGTTCCAGTAAATCTCAGAAGCATGTGGGTAACAAGCCCTGGCACGTTCATCGAGGTAGTGCCGCCATCGGTCATCGCCATTTGGGCTACAGAGAAGGTTCCTGAAACTACAGGAAAGCCCAAGCTTTTCCGAAGAGGAAATGTTAGTCTGTTGGTGGTGTTAGAGGGAATCATTTCTTGTGCGGATATTACCCTGGTTGTAAACTGGGGTGTCCATTCGAAAGTCTTTTCTCCTGTCGAAGTGTTCACTACAACTTCATATTGATCTTTATCCACTGGTCCATTGTTTGGATTGTGGCGAGTCATATCAGCCAGGTCTAATTTTCTAGGAACATATTGAGAAGCTCCATCCCATACAAGTACCTCACCTTGTTGAGTGGCAGGCGTATTAGCAACGTCAGTTAGTTCTGTTGTATATTCTACAAGTACTAAGGCGTCGAACATAGCATCTATCTCAGCTATAGTATACATCTTATCTATAATTTCATTAACCTTCTCTTTAATGGTGACACTATTTGAACGTATACTTTTTAGAGGTAGATTATCCACTTCATAGTAATAAGGATCATTAGGCTTATACCACCTAATGTCTCCGAGAGCTGCCTGATTAATTGTTGTGGTCATTATATTTTATATTTGCTTAAACATGTCGAACATGTTAAGAGATCTTACTCCTAATCCATACGTGCAATGGGCATCCCCCCCAGCCCCGAATTTACCTCTTGAATCTCTACCCTCACCTCCAACATTACCATCTGTAGTAGATCGGAAAATTGAGCATAGTTTTACCATTTTACTTGCACCATGTTTTGCATTAGCAAAGGTGCTTGCTGCTGATTCATCTAGGAAATTTCTTAAGTATCCTTGCCATTCCATATGGATAGGAGGGATTGGGAAGTTAGGGAATGCTGATATCCTTTCTAAGGTAGATGAGACAAAATAACCTCCTAACATCGGATTAGCTAGAAGATGTCTTCCATTAGGATCTGCGCCCGTTATACCGCTAGGATCTAATCCTCTGGCTCCAAAGATGGGTTGTCCTGAGGTGGTGAAATGACCGTGAACTGCTTCTATGTAACTGTGGTTTCTTGAGTCTGAACCTACTAAAGAACTTGCCATCAATCCAGGAGATGCATAACCTTGAGAGTTTATTTGGTGGATTGCGGTGCCTCCTAATGTACGAGTATCACCGTACACCGGGGTAGTCGCCGCATAGTCGTCATCTATAGCCTCGGCATATGTCATTAGATCACTATTGACCCCCACCATTAACCTAAAAGGTCCATGGTTTTTAATGCCTGTAAATCCTCGAATTCTATTATATGCGCCAGTCTCACCGTAATAATCTAAAGGGCCGACACTTTCATTATGATTTGTAGCTTGACCCCATCTTCCTGCAGGTCCGTGGAATCCCGCTGCACTTGGGTCTAAATTATTAACTGTTAAATTAGAAGCAATGATTCTAGAGGTATCAGCAATATTCCATATGAATATTTTAGATCCCCCGTAATGGTTTGATGAGCTTCCTATACTATTTGCGGCTGACTGGACTGTTTCTTCTCCAGCATATATAGAAATTCCTTCATTTCCTGAACCTTCTAAATTATAGTAAGCTCCTGATAAGTCTGATGCTGGCATGTGGACTTGGAAGTCTACCTGGTCAGCTATGACTTGGCTACCTCCCACTGCTCTAACACACATACCTCCAGTAGACACTAGATCATGATTTAATCTTGTGCCTGCAAGTCCCATTCCTTCAGAAGTACGAACGGTAGATCCTGATACGTTTAGAACATTTTTATAAATCATATCATCACTTTTACCTCCGGTTGTAGATCTCAAAGCTTCAGAATACGCATTAGGGTAAAATTGTATAAACGAACCAGAGTGATTTGAGTATGAGTTAGCAGAAGTATCAAATACATTAATAGAGTTACTTGGAGACTCAGCGCCACATCTTATCATTTCTAAAGTAGATTTATTATTGGCGACCAAACAGGCTCTAGTAGATTGAATTTCAATCTGGGAATGACCTGAAGGGTCTAAAGGGTCTAAACTATTGTCAAAATAGTTGTCTTTGGATAGAGCGGGACCAAAAGATATTTTAGAATTATCCTCAGCCAAAGCAGCTACTCCAAAATTGGCAACCTTAGTAGGTCCTGAAATTCTGAGAGAGGAATTCTGACCTGCATATAGGGCTGCTTTCAACCAAGATGATGTTAAGGTTTCAGCTGTATCTTGCTTATCGTAAGTACTAATCATAGTACTAAATGCAGAGGTTCCATATAAATCTACTTTAGAATTATTAGTAACACTTACAGCTCGTCCTTTGATAGGGGAAGGCATGTAAAGTACTGTACCTGTTAATGCAGTAGTTTTACCCACCATATCACCTAATACTGACAATCCTAAAATTCTGGCATATGAATTATCATCTACAGATACAAGGGGAAGATTTCCCAAGTTAGTTGCAGTTAGAGCATTAGGAGAACTCTTGGAATTCATCGAAGCCATAGCTCTATATGAAGAAGGACCTTCTCTACCTCCTACAAGCCCAGCGCGTCGTCCAGAGTTATCTATAAGACTATCCGAAAACGAGGAGTTGGTACCAACTCTAATATTCTGTGTTGCGTTCCAAGAGGTGCAGATTGCAGGTGTGCTATGGGAATGTCCAGCTCTATTTTCCCAACCGCCTATAGTTTGATCGTATCCGGTGAAGTACTTACTAGCTCCAATATTATACACAAAGTTAGAAGCATAAATATTTAAGCCTATCCCTCCATTTATTTCAGAAACGGCTCCCATGACTCCAACTCTTGAATTTAAGATGTCAATACCATTAAGTTCATTACCTTGGGATCTTAAAATTCCCAAATATCTAACTTTAGAATTATCAACTTTAAATCCATTTCCCTTGTTAAACGCAGATACTAGTTGGGTAGTTTGGTAATCCTCATCGCCAGCTCCTTGTTCAAAGATACTTGTGTGTCCTCCCACACCCCCACTGATTTTACAGTTTTCAAATACCCAACCGTTTGCTCCGTTAGACGCCATTACAAATCCATGCTTTCCTAATCGAGAAGTTCCTGAAGCGTTAGAAATACTTAAATCTTTATCAAATTTAATTGTTGAGTTAAAACCTTCAAATCCATTACCGCTCATGTCCAGTATGTGAGATTCATCCGTGTCATAGAATTCGTCTGAATTACTAGGAAGTGCTCTATCTGCGGCGATTCTAAAACCATAGTTTCTATAACCTGTAATACCTCCTTCGATAGTTACGTCTGAATTATTTACACTAAAGCCTGATTTAGTATTTCTGAAAGATGCACATGTAGCTAAAATTACTTGAGAATTTTTAATATCAAAACCTACGGAGTTACCAAGCGCTACAGCTGAAGTATCAACACATACACCTACCAGTCTAATATGGGAACCTCTACAATTCTTAATAGTTACACTTTGAAATGCATTTCCATACGCGTATACTGGAGATATTTTATCAAGGGATACAGGTTTTGCAATATACTCACTACCATTAGACCTCATAGGTTCTTGCGTACTATGGTTAAACTCACGAGGGTTGGCATCAGCGGAAACAGTTAAATCATAGGTAGTATCGTATATGTTTCCTTTGAAGGTGTAGTTATCCACATCATTAATAAAATTATTAGTTCCAGATACAAAGAACATAGGCTCTTGAAACGTATTATTTGTTGATAAGTGTTGGGTTCCAAAAGCTCTGATACCGGTATTCCAGTCTGCTTTAGAGTATGTCGCTGCGCCGGTAATAGCAGTCATCAATGTCCTAGAGTTAAATTCTAAAATACTGGAATCAACCGAACTTATATCCCATGAATATCCAACACCTGTTTCTAAAGAACTAACAGTAGTATTATAAGTGTCTCCAGCTACGGTGGATGCATAGTTGAGGTTTATAATCTCTAGCTTACCTTCACCTTTTGTAGTGATACCTTCTAAATTTAAATGTCCTAAATTGCCATACGTACCTAGAGAGACTACTAGAGGGTATGTTAAAATCCTAGGGATTCTAGCAACAATATCTCCTAAACTACTAAAAGTTCCGTCAAGTGCATTCTCTGTAGCAGATAGTGTTAATCTAGCACCCGCTACCACTGTTGTCTGAAGACCTATATTATCTGCTAAGGTGTTTGTCCTAGCCTCTAAGTCATCAATAGGAATATTATCCTGTTCCCAGTTATAAAAGGATGATGCTGTATACTTCTGAACATCTGTAAGAGCTTCTTGGGAAGGTGGGACGTAATCGCCGGCGGTTAGGTTACTAAGCATAATTTAAAATTCTAGGGTCCATCTGAAGGTAAGCGAGAACGACTCGGTTTTTGCAATTGCGCTAAATGTTCGGTATGCGCATAGGTAAGATATAGGTGTAGGTGTGCCTAAAGGATTAACGCTGAATAATCCTATCTCACTCAAATTCTCTCCATTGCAAGCATCATCACTGATTAAAATAGTGTAACTGACTTTAGATAGCGTTGGCTTTGTAACATATGCAGAGTTGATGTGTATTAAAGCTTCGGTAGAGCCTGTAGAGATTAAATGGTCAGCTACGGTTAATTCGGAATTACCATATTCAGCAAGAGTAAGAGGAACCCTAAGATTGTCTACACTAGATGTCATAGTTGAACCTGATGTACCTAATTGAATATATCCTATTGTAAAATCTGAGACACTTCTAGTAGTGCTGTCCTCTGCGAATAGAGCGGCTAGGGATATTCCCATCCCATTAGTGATTACATTATGATCATCTAGGACAGTTTCTGAAGTCCCATCATTGTATGTTTTAATAATCTCTAAATGTCCTTTAGGATTAATTGACTCGATTAGTGATTTAGATGTCATTAAAATTTAATACTCCATGAAATGGTAAGATAGTCTTTATAAGTTCCTGAACTTTGATCTATTTTCAATCCTCCTGGGAGGAATATCTTTTTAGAAAATAATTTAAATACTGGGTTTTTGGAAATATCAACTATGTTATATAGGTCGATATTAGTGTTTGGGAATTCATCCCCGTATTTTAATAAAGTGGCTTCCCTATCCAAAGTCCATAATCCTATAGCTACAATTCCCCCGTAGTAGTAATCTAAAAATTTCCAATCTTCATAGGTAAGTGTGAGGATATACTTTACCTCTCTAGTGGAACTAAGGTCTCCAATCGAAGATACGATAAAGCCTCCACTGGCGTCTGTAAGTGTTTGAGATGCCCTAGCTACAGCTGACTCCAGTATGAACCCATCGCTATTTATAGCGGATGCCGAATTGAGTAATCCGATTTGGGTTCCGGACATGTCGTTTGTTAGGTTTCCCGGGTGAGTATACCCAAATGAGCTTCCTTCAAAAGTTATTCCTCCAGATGGTAGGTAGCTACCATAACCTCTAATATCGTTAGTATCTAAAGATCCGTAATGTGCTGAAAAATTATAATAATTTACGAAATGTCCCAACCCACTAACCCCTATAGGTTGTAAGGAAGTATCAGTTGGATTGGGGTTTAAAGCTACTAAGTTTTTAGAGGATATAAGAGGATCCGGGTATTTCTTATAAGCTGAAGCTTGGTAAGATGTACCTAAGGTCATAGCTTTAATTCCAAAGTCCCCTATCCCAGATGTAGTCATGAGAAGATCAGAGCCACCTCTAGGGATGTTTGGAGTTGATAAAATATTTGCGACATGGTGTCCTGCACCGTCTACAATTAAATTATGCTCAGAGTATATGAGATTATCTGAGCTTGGAGGTCCTTTAAAAATTTCTAAATATCCTCTCATTAATCATCCCCAATTTCATATACCACACCTGAACCAGCATAGTAGGTAGAAGTATCCGTACCATAAGTAGAACCTCCATAGTTATCAATGTAAGAATCCCTAGACCCTCCACTAGTAGAGTATATATTTTCTACTAAATGTGCTACTCTTGTTGATTTACCACTCACTAATTCGTTAAAGTAAGAATAAATAGTTTTTACTTCTTTTTCTGAATATACTACAATATCTGAAGTAGAACTTACATACGTTGATGATACTAATAACCCATTGGACTTTCTAAAGTCTCTATGTATATTAGAACCGAATTCAAAGTTATTGAGAGTGTCTTCTCCAAAATCTGAAATTCTATTTAACCCTATAAGTTTATTTACAATTAATTCTGATATCTCAGATAAATTGTCTCGCAAGACTCCGAAACTACCACATCCCATCTCTAAAGGAGCTCGGCAGGGAAAAGTTGAAGATACGGCGATTCCGTAGTGGTTTGCAGACAAATCTGTACGGCCATTTCTGCAGTTAGGAAGGTAGACCTCAGTTCCAGGCTGATTAATATCCCCCTTAAACTCACAGGATAAAGAACTCATAGCTAGATCATTAGATGCATCATAAATTCCACTAGCTGTTCCTGAAGTAGAGAAGAATAGACCTGAGGAAAAGTTATACCCTAAAGGTATGAACTCTGTAGAGTTTACTCCATAACCAGATACGGATGCGGGTTCATTTCCGGATGCAGCGGCGAATAATCCAATAATAGGCATAGATCTACCATTCCGGGAGAATAGTTTATACTCTAAATTATATTTATGATTTCTTCTACGACCAGATGTTCTAGGTCTGTTAAGGTGGGGAGTAACAGTTCCTCCTGGAAATAAGGTGAAACTACTTGTAATAAAATTAGTAAGTATAGATTGATCCGAGTCTCCTCCTGTACTTAAATCATAAAAATCTCTATCTACGGCTATGCATAAACGATCTATTGTAGGAAGGGAGTCCTCAAAAACAGTATCCGCTATTATTTTAAAGGTGACGTGGAAGGGGATAAAATTCTGAAAAATACTAGAAATATTATCCAGTATATTTGGAAGACTCAGAGATACTCCCTCTACTTTATGGGATAAATCATCTAATTGTAAATTAGAGAATATGAAAGAACTTTTAGAACACCAAGCATCCATTACTCCCAGAGATTTCAAATCTTTAGCATTTCTGAGACTATTTATATTAGGGGGGATATTTAAATTTTTAGAGTATGATTTCCATTTCTTATTCCACTGATACGTGTATACAGGGTCATCTACATCTAATTTAAGTATAGCAGATGATAGGGCATATACATAATCCTCAGGTATTTCTAGTCCTCCTCCCGGGAGATCACTAGTTGGAGCCCTATCTCCAGTTAGAATATTAAAAATAATATCTAGTTGTGGTTGAGTTACATAAGTAGTATCGTAAAATCGATCATCCTCCCAAGGGGGAACTTCTACATTAGGCTTTCCTCTATGGAAGAATCCAGTAAAGTCGGGGTTAGAAGGATCCCACGAGCTGAGGTTAAATTTATCTTCGTTGATATAAATTGCCCCTCCTGAGGGATACAATATAGAAGAGGGGGTTGATTCATGTACAGATCTTATAACATAATCAGTAGCTGCCCTGTAATTATTATCCATAACATCTGGGAAGTACTGACCTCCAGAAACTCCTGCTAACGTACCTTCTTGATAATTTCCATCATTAAGTACAGGTGAGGCTGTAGCTATTAAATAATAAATCATTCTAGGGAGGTACAACTCCCAGTTTTCTGTTAGGTTGTCAGTAATACTTGTTGAGATACCAGGTAGGATGAGACCTATAGCGTCTTCCAGACACCTCCTAGTTCCCTTGCTTTTATAAAGATGTACAGCTTTTCTAAGTTGAGCTCTCCACCTGTCTACGTCAGCAGTTAGAAGTTTCCAACCAATTAAGGATGCCAGATACTGTAAAAACTCAGGGGGACATCTCTCAATGTCTACTAAGTCTTCTAAGTCTGAGATAGTAGTATTAATATCATAAAACCCTAAACTAATAGCCTGTAGAAATTTGGTTATAGCTCCTCCCTCAATTTGACGAGGGGTAAAGGTATAGTTAGGTATAGAATACAATTGCAGGTAGTCGTCTAGAACTGTGGAGTTCTCATCTTTTTTATTATACCATACCCCTAGTAAAGTTTTTAAATTTTCTAACTGTTGAGTACCTGATGTAAAATAAGTTTCATCTGCTTTCTCCTGCGGTAAGGAAAATTGAGGGGGGATATATTCTGAAAATGCTGGGTGCTGTTCTCTATTACTCCATAAATATTCATAAAGCATCGCTATACCTTCTTTTTCAGTTAGAGGTACATTATCGTACAATTCCGCAAGTTGAGTAGCTACGACACTACTAGCGGCTGTGTTAGAAATCTCCCTATCAAAATTTAAAATGTAAGCCCATGATAAAGTATCCAGTAAATAATCTTTGGCAAGACCCATAGAACTAACAGAGGGATCTACATTTCTAGAAACTCCTTTTATAAAATTTTGAGAGGGACCATTGACGTAAATTTCCGGCAGTACGTAATTTTCTAAATACTTTTTAAAATCTGCTTTATTACTAAAGGCATTGAAAGATGTACCCAATGCTCTTAAAATTTTAGTTTCAAAAATAGCAGGGCGAATATGCGTAAGATTATTACGCATTATAAATCTTCGCATGAGATCAGCTTTGGTTACATCATCTACATCTACAATTTGGTCTATATCATCTACAGTTTTCAATAGCTTACCTAGAACTGCGTAGAGAACATCATCTTCGGTGCCGTAAATAGCATAATCTGTGTCAGTATAGAGGTCTGGAGTGAGAGTCCTAACGACCTCCACATAATTATGTTGAAAGTATTTTTTATCCGGTTTACCTACGGATCCGATTCCTGATTTTCTAAATGGCATTTTATACTAGGGCTACGTTTAATTCAATGTTATTTAATTGAAGTATTTCATTAAAATTTAGTTTGATATCGTCAGTTCTTAAATTATTAATTTTAGAAAATCTAACTTCTGGTACGCTGAAGATTTCACGGTTCAACTCATCTGCTCTTACTACTTCCCCGAATTCTCTTTTAGAAAGGTCGAAGAATTGTAAAATTTTCAAACTAGCAGCTCTCTTAATATCCTCTTCGAACGGTTGGTAAACTTTGTCAATATATATTGTAGCTTTAACATCTAAAGTTCTAATTAAACCATCCACAATTGTAACTTCATCAGTTAACATTTTGTAGTTATTTAAGTATTTAAGTAGTTCACTCTTATAAGTAAGAGGAGCTCTTTCAAGTTGAGCTTGAACTCCATCAACCTCATCTGCAAATGCCACTGTATAGATATCAATCATATTTGATCCTGCCCCTGAACTACGTAAAGTAGCTATGGACTTTCCAGATTGACCTACGGTACTTACAAACTGGTTTGCAAATGAGGTATAATCCTCTCCGGTAACAGCTCTATATTGAGTTTTGAAGAAATTAGGACCCCACTTTCTAGCGTGGGCTATTGATTCAGCGTTTCTACCTCCAGTTGCTTTCGTAGGATTTTCAATAGTTGTAGATATGTCAATACTTTCACTATCTATGGCGGTGGTTTTAGTTACAGGTAGTGAGAATTTTATAGTTCCCGGAGAGACGTTTCCTCTAGTTCCTCCTCCTACTCTGTAAAAGCATTGATATGAAGCTCCAGGAGATGGGGATTTCCCTCTGATGTTATCTCCAAAAACTAAAGTGGCAGCGTAATTTCCAGTGTAAGTTTTTGAAAATACAGTATCATCAGCTCCTGCTAAGAATAGATTTTGCACTTCATTGTATACAACTCCATCAATAACAGCATACAAACTTCCTTCTACTATAGGTGAATTGGTTATCTGAACTGAATGAAGCGTGTTTGTACTATTAAATATCCCACTCTGAGATTTAAGTTGACCTTCAAGTAATATTAAGTTAGAGAATACAGTACCTTCCTTATTAAGTGACTCATATTTAGGTAGTGAAATATTTGGAGTAGTAAGTTCTATGCTGCCATTATCAGAAACTTTATATAAAGTATATGTTAAAGATCCCGTATCTTTATTAGTGTCTACGGAAAATGATCTATTCGACTCGTTTATAGTGATGGAATCATTAAGGTCATCAAGAGCGTCTTCTGAATTAAGGGATAGAGTGGCTCCAGCTTTAGCACTAACAGGTCCTTTAAGGGCTATTCCGATAAGTTGTAAAAGTTTTCTTAAGTTTTCAGTAGTTTTTACAGAAGATATAAAAGATTCGTTAGCTATCATGTCTGCTTTAAATGATAGAACACTTGCTAAATATGCGAATAACTCAACTAGCATTACTCCCAAATCAGAATCAGCAAAGTTGTTGTAGTCGTCTGGATATACAGCCTTTACATAGGATATCATGGCAGCTCTATATTCTTTAAAATCATCAATTGAATAGTCAATATTAGATGCTTTAGAGTCTAAACTTAAGTTGCCTATATTTAAAAAATCAGTATCTATAGTTCCGTCGTATGCGGATGTATTAAAAATTCCAACAATGTCACTCATTATACTACAACCTCCAATGTGTGCTCATTTGAAAGATCTTGGGAAACTCTAAAAAGTAGAGATAAATATATCTGATTTGTACCTGAAGCTCTCTTAGACTCATTCCAAGAAATCTCTAACGAATTTATTAATACCTCAGGATGATAAATAGCTATTCCTCTCGTTACCTCCTGGGTAAGAGTTTCCTTTAACTCAGGGGTAAACGGTTCAAATACAGATCGCCTGAGAGATGTTCCAAAATCAGGATTCATAACTCTTTCACCTTTGCTAGTCAATAGTAGTTGTTTTAACCCTGATAGAATAGTGGTAATTCCTTGGGTTCTAGTAAAGAACCCTCCCATACCTTCCACAGCTGGAAATGAGATCCCATTGCGTTGAGGTGCTTGAGCGGTTGATAATTTGGATATATTTTCTAATGTCATGATATTTTTATGTTTTTAAAGAAACCTTTCTGGGAATTAAAGTTTGTAGCTACTTCCTTATTAGATAGGGCTTTAGAATAAAGTTTAAAACTTCCAAGAAAGCCATCTAACCCACTAGAAGGGGTTGGAGTATAGACCTGTTCAATAGGGTAAGACTGCTGGGAGAATGTAGGTGATCCATAAAAAGTATTTGTATTGAATCCTAGGAATCCGGGGGTATCAACAACTATGGACTGGGCTCCAAAATCTTTACCCGTTCTATCTGAAAATCCCCCGCCTAAGATCCAAGGGGTGAACCCAAGACCTAGATTTCCTATTTTAGGACCTAGATTGTCTTCGTTATTGAAACTGGACACTCCTAAATTATTAATATCGGGAGCGAAAGTAGTTGAAGGAATTCCTAGGTATCTAGTATTTCCGGTATCAAATGTCTTACGTAGGCTTTGAGAGGTTAGTGCTACTCCATCGAAATAAGTAGTAATGAGATCCTCTTTAAAATCAAATACTACAGAAATATGAGTAAACTCCTCCTCAACCTTAGTTATGTAAGATCCTTGGCTAGATACTTCCGAGTTTGTCTTAGCCCCTAACTCTATAATACCTGATGGTAGTAAAGACCCGTCCTCTTCGTACTTCAAGGCTTCAGCTATGCAAATATTGTGTCCGGATCCTTGATCAGTTCTATTTTGAGATACAGTAGGAAAAACTCCAAATTCGATTCCACTTGGTGAGGAATTTCCACCTTTGTCTCTAAATCCCATAATCATTCCGTGGACCTTATTCTCAGACAGACTATTTGAGAGGTTTGTTCTAGATGCATAGATATCCTGTTGAGTTTGAGATGTGGGGGTACTTTTACCTGAATTCTCGCAAGCAGCTACTAATCTATATCTATGTTGGTCGGTAAACGTTAGGGATGGGATGTGTACCCAGAAGTCGAAAGTTACCCCCCCACCTATATTCGAATTATGGTCGTATCTCGCATTAGGTGGATAGAAGAGGTCATCTATCGCGGTATTACGTAAACTTCTATTGATTCCATCTGGAGTATAATTGGCTGGAAGTCTTACGTATGAACCGTTTGCATGAGTTCCTGTTAATTTTGGAATACCTAAACCTGATACAAATACAGCATCAATTGAAGATCCTACTAACTGTCCGTTAAAGTTATCAGAAGTATCATTAACTATATTATCAACTTTAAATAGGTTAGAGGATGCATCGACTATCGATTGAGCCTCTAGGAAATTATACCCCAGTATCATACCTTCTGTATGTATCGAGGTAGTTAAAGATTGTACAATTCCTCCAGTACCGGAAACATGAGGGTCTCCTTGAAAATAAGGGAAGGAGTCTCTAGGAGTTGGAGGTACGTTGAATTGTCCTATGTTAGGTAGGGATAGAGCTTTAGATTTGATAAATCTAACATGCACAGGAGCAATAACATCTTCTAAATCTTCTGAGAATATTAAAAGTTTTTCTTGTTTTCTCAAACTAATATCTAAACCTGAACTCTTTAAAAACGAGAAATCATTCAAAGGTATACGTTCTATAGGAACCCATTCAGGATCTTTAGAAGTTCCTAAATTTTCAATTAAGATACCAGGTCCTAGGCTAAGGTTCTTTGGGCTACCAGCTAATTCGTCAGTAAATCCATATCTAAGAGTTCCATAAATAGACACTAGTTGGAGTAGTTTTTTCCTACGCTTTATTTTAACATCATACATTTCAGACAAAGCTCCTATATTATTATAATAATTAGTAACTACTGCACTAGAGGGATCGTACCCTGAGGCGGTTAATTGTACAATGTGCTCCAACACTAGATCAATGTGCTTCGCTTTATTCTTAGTAAAAGATTCTAAGATATCATCTGAGTCATAAAATGGAGTACCTTCTTGTGTGCTAGGATCATAATTGTAATCAAATATGGTATCTGTAAGGTTATCTAAATCGTCTTGGGTGTACGGAATACCCT